ACGATGTCACCGACTGCCGCGATGATGTTGGCTGTCGTCTCACCTGCTCCGAGATCGGCCTGATGCCCGGCCGTAAAACTCCACACCTCATACCCAGCAGCCGCATACGCCGAAACCGAGGCAGTGACAGCAGAAATTCGGTTTGACGGGTCGTAGCCAACATCCCCGGGGCGCAGGAGAGTCGCGCCAGATTTGCCAGCCCACTGCGCACAAACGCCTGTTCCGCCGACTGACCTGTTATCAATCAGCACGTCTCGTCCGGTTCTGATTGCGATGATGTCGGCGAGCCTGTCGAACATGCTGCACGCTGTGTAGCTGCCAGGCGTTCAGGTAGACACCGCCCCGGAAATATTTGATTGCCGCGCATATCGGAGAGTCGGTTTTACGTAGTTGTTCGGATCGACCGCAGCTAGCGTGCCGGTGTATCGCGGCGCGGTTCCAGTTCCTTTTTCGTTCGATTGGCCGTAGCCTATAACCATTGCGATTGGTGTCATTTTTCAGTCTCCAAGGTAATCGGCATCTGTGAAAACAATATCCGGGTTTGCATTAAAAGCCCGGTCAAGCGATGCAATGGATTTTGGTATCACGCCGCTAGGGAATACCGCAACACGCACTGAACGGAACCGAGTGGCACGAGCGATAGTTGTCGTGTAGCTGTTATCTGCTGGAACGTGTCCTAATCCAAGATTTCTGCGCGCAGCGGGCAACGTGCTGCCGGCGTTTAGAACAGCGGCCCAATTCGACCCAGCTTGTTCGCCGTTAGTCCACACATAACATCGACGATCCCTGCCGTCGACGAATATCGTGAAGTTTACGAGTGTATCCGTAGGTATGGCGTAATGGTTTGTCGCAGTCGATGTCAACTCCACGGGTTGCATCTGGATTGATTGCCCGGCAGACCCGGCAGCCTTGAAATTGAACGTGCAGCGCCCCGGCAAGGTCGCGTGAGTCGGGCCATAAACCGTGAACCCGAATCCCTCAATTGCTGATCCGTCTGAATTGCCGATAAGAGTATTGCTGCTAGTCGTTACTCCAACTGTTTTTGCTCGGAGCTGTATCAGCAGAGATTGTCCGAGTGATAAGTCCCACTCGACCGCAGTATTGTGGATTGCAAGCGCCTTGCTCGTAGCCTGACCGACCGACAGTAACCCTGCCTCAGTTGCGTACACCTCAGCCGGTGTAATTGCGCCAACATACTGTGCGTCTGCGGCGTTTTGGCTGGCCCCCGCGACCGCGTTGAATTGTCGCGTCGTTGCCGCAAGCAACAATATTTTGTCGTACTGGCTGACTGCAGCAACCGATGCCGCCCCACCCCCTGACACCGAGGATTGAGCTTCACGCACCCCATCCGTGTCAGCGGTCGCCTTTCCATCAGCGATCCAGCGCGCTGCCACCTCGCGTGGAACATCAGGATTTTCTCCAATGCGCCACTCGCGACCGGATTCGATGAAGTATTCGGTGATGTTGACAAGCATGCAATCCTCGCTTCAGGTGTATCCGGTGAATGCGTCCAGCACAGACGCCGCCGCGTTGTCTTGGGGGGCCGGCCCGGTCTGCACTGACCCGAGCTTCTGCGCCGCACTGGCGGCCTGCTCTGCCTGGGCCACCGCCTGGGCCTGCGCCTGCGCCTGAGCGCGCTGCTCACGGATCAGCGCCAGCCGCTTCCCGCTGATGACCAGATCAGGATCAACGCCCATGCGGTCGGCGTAGCGCTCGGACAGCACGTCGGCATCCAGCGTGTCCAGAACGTCCGGCTTCAACTGCGCGACCTGGCCGAGCGTCATCACGTACCGGTCGATGCTGTTGATGCCGATGGCCCGCTGAGCCTGCGCCAGCATGCTGACGAACTCGACATTCAGCGGCACCCCCTGCAGTTCCTGCGGCGCAGGCGGCAGGATGTCGGCGGACACCATGCGATCAAAGGTGCGCTCAATCAGCGGCGACAGCAGCTCGAAGTGCAGCCGCTCGACCACCGGGCCGAGCATCAGCATCTTCTCCTCGTGCCGCTCTGCCACCTCGGTCGCCGTCATGCGCGTCATGTCGGCAGACCCGAGCATCAGGAACATGTCCGCCGAGAACGCGCTGTTGATGCGCTGACGAACGTCCTGCATGTCCTGCAGCAGATAGTCCAAGCGCAGGTTCACATCCCACGCCGACCGGATGCCAGCCGCAGCGGCCGGGTTGTCCACGTAGTTTTGCCCCCCCGGCAGGAAATTGCCTTCCTGGTTGCGCATGCTCGACGGGAGCTGCAGCGGAGGGCGCACCTGGTAGTCGATGGCCTGCCCCTTGCGAAGCTGCTGGTGCTGCAGCTGCTTGATGTCGCCCAGCGCTTCCATCCCAGGACTGTTGCCGTAGATGTCGCCGCCAGACGTGTCCCAGCGCGGGCAGAGCGCGGGGAAAGACTTGAACCCGCCCTCGCGCAGAACGCGCTTTCGGTCATCGCACGATGCCTCGAAGTACACCGAACGCCACGGCATGTTGAGCGCATCGCGCTTGCTGCTGTCGCGCTGCCGCCGCGGCTCGATGGCGTGGATGACGGTCACCCACGAATCCAGATTGCCCGATGTGTACTGGTTTCGCGCGTGGTCCGACACGGCGCCGAGGCCGAACTCCGACACCAGCCCGTGAATCGTCACATCGAACTCTCGGTAGAGCGTGTCCACGTCGCCGCGAAAGTTGGCGCCGATGCAGTACTCGCCCACGGTCATCGGCTGGTGGTGCATCACCGTCTCGAAGTCGTCGAGCAGCACGTCCGCCCAGGTGCCGAAAGCTCCCAGCTCCATGTAGCAGGAATGAAGCGCTCGGTAGGTGTTGGACTTCGCGAACACCTCCAGCTGAAGACGGGTCACGTCGGCCAACCACTGCTTGACGGCCGGAACCTTCTCCATGGCCTTGTCTGGAACCGACAAGCGCATCCACGGCCGGGCCGGGCTCGTCATCCCGCCCATCATCCCGGCCGCCAAGATGCGCAGCGCTCGCGTACCAGAGCTGTCGAGGATCGCGTTGTGCCGCTTCTGCCCGCGGTTGCGGTCGCTCGCGAAGTACCGCCCAGACCGAGGAAGCAGGTTGTCGCTGATCTCGCGCCAGTGCGGCCACCAGCTGGCACGCTCGGACTTCAGCGCCGCCCAGCGACGCAGCAGCTGCTCACGCGTTGGGGAATCGCTGTCGACGCGCGACGCCTCGCGCTGTTGGACGGCTCGGTCAGGCTGCATCAGCCCCCCAGCAGCGACGACGAACCGAGCGACGAGCGCGACACAGGCGCCCCGCCTGCCCCGCCCGTCAGCGTGGTTGAAGCGACGCCAGCACCAGCCGCCTGCATGTTGTCTGCGGCCATCGCCGCAGCGTTCGGCCGGTTCGGGTTCTGGGCGTTGAACGAGCGGTCGGCCTCCTTCTTCTGGATTCTGAGCGCCTGGTTTGCGCGCTTGCGGGCCTGCTCACCTTGGTGCACCGAGGCTGCAACGCCGGCAACCGCCGCTGCTGCCATAACCCCTGCTGCCGTGATCCCTGACATGCCTACCTCCTGGACGCCAGCGCGTCGAACTCATCCGTGAACTCGCGTTCGGCCTCATCCACGGAACGGGCCCGCGACGCGAAGAGCATCGTCAGCGCCGTGTCGGCATGGGCCAGGAACGCGCTCTTGCGGCCGGCATCGGCCTCGATGACGTGGTATCCGGTCAAGCGGATCTCGCCGTCTCCGGTGTAGACCGTGGCGTCCCCGCTGAGCACCAGCACCGTCGAGACCTTGATCTCGGCCCCCGTCACCACCGCGCCGGCCGGTATCCGGGCCGTGCGGGCGTACACCCCGGCGTGCAGAGAGTGCTCAATGGGCACATTCACCTGCGGAGAGGCCAACAGCGCCGACTCCAGCTCCCTGACTGCCTGGATGGCTGCTGTGGACTGGGTGATGAGCGCCGTCATTCGACCGCCGCGAAGTAGATCCGGCTGACTGGCTCAAGCCCAAGGGCCGCGAACAACTCATCAGCACGTCCGCCCGCGGGGGCCGATGCGAAGATTCCAGCGCACCACATGTCCGCCGCCGCGCGCTTCGCCTCCCGCAGCAGCGCCAAGCCAGCGCCAGACGACCGATGCGCCGCGGCGACGAAGAAGCTTTCCGTTGTGGCGATCTTGCGCCCGTAGTGCGGCAGCACAGCCGACATGAGCACCAGCAGACCGACCACCTGGCCGTCAACCTCGGCCACCCACGACCTGGCGAGCCCAGCATCTTCCAACGCCGCGTAGGTGTCCCACTGAGGGCACACGCCGCCCAGACCCTTGATCGAAGACTCGGCTTCGTACTCGGCCAGCAGCGCATCAGCGCCGGCAGCGTCGCGGAGTTCGAGGATGGCGCATGGCCTGACGGTGGCGGTCGGCATGCCGGCATGGTCAGCCATGCACGCCGACACACGCGCACCTAGCCGTAAGGGTTGTGCTCTGCCAGAGGATCAGCGCGGCGCCGAACCGACCGGAACGGGTCGCGCGGCGCCACCGGGAACGCGAACGTGAGCGCCAGCGCATCGGCCCGGTCAGGGCTGCGGCCGATCTTGTCCTTGATGAGCTGCTTCTCCGCCAGCCGGAATCGGTCGCCCTGGAAGACGTAGGTCGCCGCGCACAACTCCTCCTTCAACTCACGGTCCAGCGGCAGCGCTCCGCCGGCCTTGACCCACTCCGCCATCGCGAAATACATCTCGCTGCGCTTGTTGAAGTACCGCGGGTCACTGGCCGCTCCGCCGAACTGCACGCCGACCACCTGGTGACCGGCCGCCCGCATGGTGTCGATCACCCCAGCGCCGTAGCCGCCCGTCTCGTCCACGAAGAACGCATCCGCGTCGTGCTTTGCCTTCTCCTGCACGAACTGCTGCGCGACCAGCGTGGTGTCAGGGATGCGCATCGTGCGGATCGGGTACGCCTGGCGCCCCCTGCGCTTGCACACCGCGCTGCTGTCGTCTCCCTGCCGCGCCACATCGCCGCCCAGGATCACAGCGGCGTTGCCGAGCTGGTCGTCTCGGTAGAACCTGGCCATCGCGGCGTCAACCTCATCGGCCCCGAACAGGCTGTTGAACCCGCCTGGCGGGAACATCCCCAGGATCGTCGCCATCACCCACGGGTTGTCCCTTCCGTAGGTGTCGATCATCTCCTGAGCGTGCTCCTTGCTCACCCGCGGGGTGCGCTTCGGGTCGTTGGGATCGGCCGTGATCGTGATGACCGTCCACTGATGCGCCGCCGTCATGCACGACTCGTAGAGTAGCCCGCCAGTGCTGGTCGGGTTGCCGGCTTGGATGATGGCCGCGTCCGCCGGGCTGCCGGTGAAGATCTGCGCCGCCGCTCGGCCAACCGCTGTTGGCATGTCGCCCGTCTCGTCCAGCAGGATGAACGGGTACTGGCTGTGCAGGCCGGACAGCGCCCGCCCGATGGCCTCGGCGTCCGCGTCCTTGGCGAAGCTGCGCGCCGACAGGAACCACGTCTCGGGGTGTTCCTTGGCATAGATCCGCTCTTTGGTCCAAGCGAATGCCTCCATCAAGAACGGGCTGCGGGCCTGCCATTTCGCCAGCTCGGCCCATAGGTTGTCCTTGAGGTTGTCCGCGGTGATCGACAGCGCCGCGCCCTTGGGATGCTCACCCTTGCCGGCAAAGCACGCCAGCCGGTGCCAGCCCGCCCACGCCAGCACGGCGCTCTTGCCCGGCCCGGTGCACGCCTTCATGCACACTCTCCGGGCGGGATTTGGATCACCACCCAGCGAGTGCATTGCATCTACCTGCCAAGCGTCCGGCTCTACGCCGAAGCAGTCGCGGGCGAACTGCACCGGATCACGGCGCCATGCGCGTATGCGCTCGCGCGCCTTGGAGACCGTCTCAGCCTTCGCCATCGTCGCCAGAAACCAACGACTCTAGCCCGATAGATCCTGAGTGCACAAGATGCTGCTTGTCGCCGTACTTCTTCGGCATGAGCCTTGCCAGCAGCCATTTGCGCGACTCGATCTGCAGCCTGCGATGCTCGATCATGTCGGCGCGCTTTTCCTCGACGCCCCCGTCCGCCTTGGTGGTGATCGTCACGCCTTCGACCGGGGTGTCGGCAATCTGGTGGATCTCCTCGGCCATGCGCTCCAGCAGTTGCGCGCGCGCGCGGGTGTATCGCTCACTGTGCCCCGGGGCTTCCTCGCACCACTCCGAAAACAGCTTCCACCCGAGCCCCACCTGCTTGCATGCGCTGGTCGTGCTCATCCCCTCATCCACCATCAGCCGAAGCACCTCATCAGCCTTCGCTGAGCGTGCTGTGCGCGCATCAACTAACGCCTGTGCGCGAGTCTTTGCGACGCCGCCAGATACCCGCTTCCCTCTGGTGGCCGCAGACTTTTCAGTGCGCGTCATACCGTCGCCTCCTCGATCACTTTTTCCAACCATGCCCCGCCGCCCAGCCGGTGCAGCTTCGCCCGAGCATGCAATCCGATGCGCAGATTTACGCGCACCTTAGGCCTTTTTACCCGCTTCGGCTCGGGCCTGTCCACGCTGGGACCGATCTGCCCACGCCTGCGGCCGACCAGGATGTCGCGCACGCTGGACTTGCTGATGCCGTACTTCGCTGCGAGCTGCGTGTAACTCATCCGCGGCGCATCCTCTGGGCCCCGATCATTGATCAACTGCTCGACCTCGGCGTCGCTCAGCCGGGCCATGTGATGGCCCTCTCCGATTCGACGGCCTACCTCGTTCACCCGGACATTCTTCATGATGCCACCTCAATCCGTTTATCTGATCCGGCCAACGCGCGTCGGATCGTCACGGCAACCAGCTCTTCCGCCCGCATCAGGTCCGCATTCGTCAGGTGTGGAAGCGCGCCCAGGTAGGCATC